GCCGGTGGTCTGTTGCACGGCCTTGGCGTTTAGCCCCGTGGCGGCCCGAAAGGTCTGACCGTCAAAGGAAAGGTCCTGATCATGGTCGGTAAAGCCGAAGCCCACGCCATCCTTGCGCTGCACCCACCATGCGCGGCAAACCGTTGTGACACCGCCGCGCAGATGGTCCAGCAAGTCCTGACGCGCGCTCATAGCCGCACCTCGACCACCGGCACATTCGGGACTTCACCCGCGTTGAAGGTGGCGACCGAGGTCTGGATCCGGTCGATATCAAAGCGCACCGGCACGTCGAATTCGAACCCTGCCGAGACGACCGCGCCGATATCGGGGGGCGAGGTGAAGGTAACCACCCCGCGTTCGGGGTCGACGGTGAACTCCATCCCCTCGACCTTGGGATCATTGGCCAGCGCCACGACAACCGTTCCGGCCACGGGTTTGCGGATCGGACGCGCATAGCTGGCGCTGCCGGACTGATACAGCTTTACCAGCGCGAATTCGGTGGTGATGCCGTCGCCTACGCCCAGCCGCTGATCCTGCGGCGAGACCGCCTGCGAGGGCTTGCAAGACCGGAAATCGGCCCAATCCTTCCAGCGGAAGGCGTGCAACTGCCCGCGCCGCGCCTCGAAAAACGCGATCAGCGTCTCGACATCATCAAGGCTGCGCAGGCCCATCCCCGCATCATAGCGGCGGCGAGAGTGTTCCCATGGCGTGTTGCGTTCCTCAAAGCCGTTGGCAAGGGTGATGACCTCGGTCTGGCGTTCTGGGCCACCCAGCGCGCCAAAGGACAACGAAGTCGGAAATCTGATCTCGTGAAACGCCATCTGCCTGCCTCATTTGTTGCGTTGACCGCGCGCCAGCATGCGCGAGGCTTGCGCCGCGATCTGGCTTTGCGAGCGTTGAAAGCCTGCGACGTCGGGGGTCTGGATATTCATCACCACGGTGACGGGGCGTGCGCCGCCACTGGCCTGCACGCCAAGGCGGCCATCTGGGCCGCGCGCCAGCGGCATGATCGCCTCTGGCCCCGCCTCGCCCATCAGACCGCGCCCGTTCCGCATCGCAAATCCGGTGGGCTGCGCCACCACACCGCCCTTGGCAAAGGGCATCACGCGGCCTTGCGCAAAGCTGGCGCCCTTTTCAAAGGGCATCACCCCTGACAAGAGGCTGTTGATCCCCTCGGCCAGAAAGCCGCCAACCGCGTTATGGACCGGCTTCATCGCGATGCCGTAGACGGTGTCGATCATGGTGGTTGCGACGCCTTTCAGCGCGTCCGACAGCTTCATGCCGTCAAACACCAGCCCTTCGAAGGCGCGCCGCAAACCACCGCTGATGCCGTTCGACAGCGCCCCCACCTCGCGCCCCGTGAAAACCAGCGAGTCCTTCATCTTGACCAGCTCGCCGTCAAAGGCCGCAACCACGCTGGCGGTGCCGCCCAAACTGGCCTCCAAAGCCGCGATCTGCTCCTGAAGGTCTTGAAGATCAGCCATCTGCCGCCTCTTTGCTAAGATCGGGGAATGCCGCGGCCAGAGCGTCCAGCCGCGCGCGTGTCAGGGGGGGCTGCGCGCCTTCCAGCCCCAGCAGGATCGCCAGCTCTACAGGCGTCAGCCGCCAGAACGCCTCGGGGTGAAGCTGCAGGCGGCCCAGACCCGCCCGCACCAGTCCCGCCCAGTCGATCCGCCTCATTCGGGGTCCGGCAGGGCAAAGGCGCGCGCCAAAAGTTCGGCCGCCACCCGCGCGGCCCTCATCGGCCCGCCACCGATTTCGACAGTCCGCAGATCGGCCGCCGTGCCCTGCCAACCGCCACCGCGCAGGCCCGCCACCAGCAGCGCCAGCACATCGCGCGTGGAAAAACGCTGCGCCTCGAACCGTTCGACAAGATCGATCAACGATCCGGTCTCCAGCGCCACCTCAAGTTCCGCCAGCGCGCCAAGGGTCAGTTTGGCGACATGGCGCTGGCCATCGAGCGTAACCGCCACCTCGCCCGCATAAGGGTTCGCCATCAAAGTGCCGTGAAGCTCAGCGCGCCCGCCGAGGCCAGCGACATCTCATAGGTCGCCTCGCCGTTATGGCTGCCCGCATATTCGATCGAGGTGATCTGGAACGCCCCCTGCACCACGCCAAAGCTGGGGATGATGACCTGAAAATCCGGCATCTCGGCGTCAAAGAAGATCTGCCGCGCACGCTCGTCGGTATTAGCATCGCGGAACACGCCAGACCCCGAGATCGCGGCGGTCTTGACCCCTGCCCCTGCCAGCAGCTCGCGCCAGCCACCTGCGCTTTCCAGCGAGGTCACATCCACCGTCTCGGCATTGAAACTGATCCGCGTGGCGCGCAGGCCCGCCACCGTCACGAATTGCCCGTCGCCCACCAGATCGACCTTGATCAGCAGGTCTTTGCCATTCTGCACAGCCATCATCCGTCTCCGTTTGAAAGGTTAAAGCTCGATCCGCGCGCGGAACCCCAGATCGATCCGGCGCACGTCGCCCTGATCGATCCGCCGCGCCACGGCCCGTTGGAATTGCAGCGATACCAGCGTGCCAGTGGTCAGCGTCAGCGCCGCGCCCACCAGCGCATCCGATACCGCCGCGGCGATGGTCTTGGCCGACAGGAAGCCTGTTGCATCGGAAATCACCGAGATATCAAAGCGATGCTCTGCCCCCGCCCCTGATTTGTCGGATTGGTCCGTGACCACCTCGGGGCCGATCAGAATGAAACTGCCAAGGCCGGTGCCCGCCGGAGTCGCATCCACCACGCTGACCCCGGCCAGCGCGGGAAAACCGGTCAGCCGCTGATAGACCGCAGCCTGCAGGGCTGCTGCTGCACTATAGCTCATGCCGGAACCTCCTCACGCGTGATGCAGGTCAGGTATTGGCCGCGCGGATCGGCTTCGGTCACGGCCAAGATGGTGAATAGCCGGGTGCCCGCGCGAAAGCGTTGCGCGGGCTTGGGGCGCGAGGCTGCGCCAACAGCCGCGCCGCGGACGGTGATGCGGTGCTGGGTGGTCGAGGTTGTCACCTCCTCGCCCGCCACATCGCGCCCCGTGCCGGATTTCAGCTCGGCCCAAAGCGTGCCAAGCGCGGTCCACACCACCGAAAAGCCGCCCGCGCCATCGGGCACGCGGGTCGCCTCCTCCAGCACCAAAGCGCGGTTCAGGTCGGGCGCGCTCATGCCGCACCCCCGCCAAGGACGCGCACGGTTCGCCATTTCTCGATCAGGGCCTGCACCGTGACCGGCAGGCCAAAGCTGCGCCCGCCGGTGTCAAGGCGGTGTTCGTAGAATTCAGCCGCCAGCAGCAGCACCGCCTGCGCCAGATCAGGCGGCACCGCCGACCACGCCGCGCCAAAGCCTGCGTCAAACACAATCTCGACCCGCCCCTCGGAGGGCACCGCAGGCAGCAGTATCCCCACGGCCGCAAGCTTGGGCCGATGCGTATCCGGCACCAGCCGATAGCGCGCCGGGGCCAACACCGTTTGCACTCCCAGCGGATCCACCAGCGTCACCGAGACCAGCGCAGCGACCGGCGCGACCGGCAACGCCTGTTCGGACTGCCCGCGCCAATCTTGCAAGCTCAGCATGAACTGCCGCGCCACCAGCACCTTGCCGATGCGCGCCTCGATGGCCGCCATTGCCGCCCGCAGATAACTTTCGACCAGCGCATCCTGCATCCCGTCATCCGCAAACCCGCTGCCAAGCCGCAGATGGTCCTTCAGCGCCTGCAGCGGCAAGGCGGCCCCTGAAACCGTGGTCAGTTCCGTCAACATCATCCTGTCACTCCAAACCCCCGCTTGGACGTTGAACGCGCGCCCCGTGCCGCTTGAACGGGAGGGGAGCAGCTGGACGGCACCGAAAAGACCGGGCGCGCGTTCACGGTCCGGCCCTGATCGGGCCGGACGATCACAAAGGGTCAGGACACCGCGATTTTCAGCAGCTTGATGGCCGCAAAGTCGGTCACATCACCGCCCACACGCTTCGAGGCATAGAACAGCACATTGGGCTTGGCCGAGAACGGATCGCGCAGGATGCGCAGGTCAGGGCGTTCCGCGATGGTGTAGCCGGCGCTGAAATCGCCGAAGGCAATCGCAAAGGCATTGGCGGCAATGTCCGGCATATCCTCGGAAATCAGCACCGGATAGCCCATCAGCCGCGCCGGTTCCGCCGCCGCAAGCCCGTCCGACCACATGAAGCGGCCATCGGCATCCTTCATCTTGCGCACAGCACCGGCGGTTTTCGAGTTCATGATGAAGCTGGCGTTGGCGCGGTAATCCGCCCCCAGCGCATAGATCAGGCTGATGATGCAATCGACCGAATTGGTCGGCGCGAAATCCGCCGCAGCCCCCGTTGCCACATAGCCAAGATTGCCCCAGGTCCAGGACGCATTGGCCACCTTGGCAGGCAGCAGTATGCCCTTCGGCTTGTCCACACCATCGCCGTTGATAAAGGCAGCCGCCTCGGCGCGGATGAAGCGGGTGGCGATCTTGCCTGCCAGCCAGCCTTCCACGTCAAAGGCGCTGTCATCCAGCAGGCGCTGGCTGGCCTTCGGCATGGCTGACAACTCATGCAGCTTGATCGAGATACGCTCCACCGTGGGGGTCGCGGTTTCGGTCTGGGCCGCAGCCTCGGTCGCCCAGCCCGAGCCGACTTCCGAGCGGTCGATCAACACATCGAACGAGGTCGCCTCGACCTGAACCACATTCGCAATCGAGCGCAAGGACGAGGTCGACACCAGCATCGAGCGGATGGTGTCCGCCGTCTGCGGATCAACCAGATAGCCGCCATCCGCCGCAACGGCGGTGGACATCGCCTTGCCTTCCAGCACAAGGCCGCGCAAGCCATCATCATCGCCCGACCGCAGATAGGCGCCAAAGGCCTTCTTGTGCGGCACGTCCAGTTCGGCATGGGCCGAAAGTGCCGGGCGGGAGTAGGTCATCTGTTTGCGATCCAGCATGGTCAAACGCTCTTCCTGTTGTTGCAGCGATTTCTTCACTTCGTCCTGAAAGCCACTGAAGGAATTCATAAATCCGGTCATCGCGGATTTCACTTCCGCACCCGGATGCAGGGCCATGGCGGGCACAGCGCCATCGGCCCGAGCCTTAGTCTCGGTCATCTTGATTTCCTTCGGTTTGGTCGTGAAAGGCCGCGCTACCTGCGTTCGGCCATCGAACGGCGCGCGTCGTCAAAGACCTGCGCCATGCTGCGCCAGAAATCGGCATCAGGGGCGTCGCCCTTGGCCGAAACCCGCGCTTCGGGAAGCATCGGGAAGGTGACAAGCGACACCTCCCAAAGCTCCAGTTCGGACAAAAGCCGCTGGCCCTTGCCGTCACGTTCGGATCTGACGGTGCGGTAACCGATCGACAGCCCGTCAATCGCCCCCGCCGTCAGCAGGGCCGCCGCTTCGCGCCCCTTGTCTACCTCGGTCAGGATGCGGCCCTTGACCCAAAGGCCGGTCGCATCCTCGCGCACCTCGTCCCAGACGCCGATCGGCTGGGCGGGATCATGCTGCCACAGCATCTTGACCGCCCGCCCCGCAGCCTTCAGCCGCGACAGGCTGGCGGCATAAGCGCCTTTCTGCACCACATCGCCCCCCTGATCGCATTTGCCGAACAGGCTGGCATAGCCCGCCACCACGCGCCCTTCGGTCACCACCAGCCCTGCCTCGGGCTGGTGGTATTTCCGCTCCGGCGCGCCCTGCATCAATCCGTTCATCGCCTACCTCACTGCCGCTTGCATCAAAGCCTCGGCCATCTGCGCCAGCAGAAAGGCCGCAACCCCGTAAACGCCCACCCAGATCCGTTTCTCCAACCGCTCCAGCACGGCATCGATCTGTCCCAGACGGTAATCCAGCGCCGCCCAACGCTCTTCGGCCACGCGCTCATTCGCCTCGATCCGCGCTTGGGCAGCATCGAAACTGTCGTAAAGAAAGCGCGAGCCTTCGGACGGTTTGCGGGGCGGGGTCATTCATCCTCCGCCAGTCGTGGCAAGCCCAGAAGCATCCGCTTTTCCGAGGGTGTCAGGAATTCCGCCGCCCCCACCCGCGCCCATTGCTGATCGCGTTCGACCGCAAGCGCGGGGATCTGGTCCAGATCGGGGCGCAACTCCACCACCTCGCCGGTAAAGCCCGACAGCCAATGCGAAATCCCCGCCGTCACCCGCGCCACCAAGGGCAACACGGTCAGGCGGTAAAACGCGCGGTTGGCTTCCTGATAATTGGCATAGGTCGCATCGCCCGTGATCCCCATCAGCATCGGCGGCACGCCAAAGGCGATGGCAATCTCGCGCCCCGCAGCCTCTTTGGTCTTTTGGAACTCCATATCCGAGGGGCTGAACCCCATCGGTTTCCAGTCCAAGCCGCCCTCTAGTAGCATCGGGCGACCTGCATTGCGCGCGCCCTGATGATGCGTCTCCATTTCCGACACCAGCCGGTCATACTGATCGTTGGAAAGCTGCGCCTGCCCGTCCGTGCCCTTGTAGACAATCGCCCCCGAAGGCCGCGCGGCATTGTCCAGCAGCGCCTTAGACCAGGCGCTCGCCGAGGTATGCACATCAATCGCCACAGCCGCCGCCTGCAGGGGCGAGAACCCGTAATGGTCATCCGCCGGATGGAAGGTCTTGATATGGCAGATCGGCTGGGCATCTGCCGTC